TAGGCGGACAGCAGGCGGCTACCTTCGGCGAGCGCCTCATCGTTCAGGGCGCGGTCCTCCTCGCACACGTCGCCCCAGTCTCCCGTGCAGTGGCGCTGGAGCATGCGGTCGAGCGTTGCCATGTCGAACGTAACGAGCGCCGCAGGCGTCGCAACGATTTTGCCGAGCGGGAATATGGGTGTGACAGTCACAGAGGTTTTCTGCGCCCGATTCGCCGCGATCTCTCGCGCCGTCATTTCATCGTGTTTCGTTCCCATAACAGGTTTCTCCGGTTAGCCCCCAATGGGGGCTGTTGATCGGTCAGGCGCAATCCTCATCTGCGTCGATCGAATTGCGCTGTGCAAATTCCTTCAACTCGCGCTGCACAAAGCCGATCGGGTTTTGCACGCATTCATCGGTGATGAAACATCCGGCCACAAGCACGTCGCGCTCCGTCATGTCGAGCACTTGACGGGTACGCTCCCGAGACAATTGCGTGTTCGGCGCAATGCCCCACGCCCAGCCGCCTTTGTAGCCGTGTCCGTCATAGCCGAGCGCATGGGTGATCCCGCGATCGACGCCAACGCTCGTGAGCAGGTGGCAGGCTGTTGAAAGGTCGAGCGGCTGGCTGTTGATCCGGGTGACGCAGATAAACGCCCCGGCATCCTCGTGATCGTCGCGGGTCGCTTTGCCTCCGCCGTCAAGCTGCGTAATCGTGAACAGTTCCACTGGCCGAATCGCGGCGAGCGCCATCGCAAGCGCCAGGCACGCAATCCCGCGCTTCGTCAGGTCCTCGTGCCCTACGCCAGCGCTTGACGTGGTGCACACGTAAAGCCGAATCGGCGCGAGATCGGACCCCACGTTTTCCACGTGCCGCATCGACTCCGGATAGCCGGCCAGCGCATCGGGCACGACCGGATAGGCCCCGTACACAGAGGGGCGCCATTCGGGGCGCGTCGTGTGAGCGTGAGAGCCGACTTGTTCCAGCATCTTTTCGGCCTCCGGCACGAGCTTATCGTCGCCGGTCAGCAGCTTCGCGGCAGCTTCGTCCATCGTGCCGCCCATCCAAGAGCGGTAGCTCGCGCCGTCGCGGCCATGCTCGGCGCTCAAGCCCTTGTAGGCGGCGTGCAGCGCGGCGGGTGAGTCGAATCGCAGAATCGGCATGTTCGCTCCGGTTACGGTTTCGGGAACATCGCGACCTGTTCGGCCGACAGTCCGGCGAACAGGCTCATCTCCGCCGCTTGCTGGCGGGTGAATCCGACGGCGAGCAGCGCGCATCCCTTGAACGTGGCACGCGGTGTCACGAGGATTTTCAGTCCCTTGGACTGCACGACGGTCCGGCATTTCTGCACGTAGGCGCACCAGTCGGCGTCAGGGGCGATCTTGCGTTCCAGCGACTCGTCGATCGGCCAGTTAAGGAACGTGAAACGATCGCGGGAAGCAGCATCGAGCTTGTTGCGGCCGACAAACTCGGACGTAGCGCCAAACCCCCACGTATTGCCGGCGGCAACGATGATGCAATCGGGGTGCCGCTTGACCATCCCGTCCGGAAAGTCGCATTCGCCATTCGCCAGAGCGGCATTCAACGCCAGCAGCGCGGCGGGCATGCTCCCGTCCAGTTCGTCGAACAGGTACACGCCCCCGGCCTCATAGATGCGCCGGAACGGGCGGCTGACGACGCGCCCCATGGCGTCGGTGAATCCGAGCAGCTTGTACTCCGTGTCAATCGCCCCGTTGAATGCATAGTTCAGGTTGAGCGCTTTCGCAGCTTCGCTGCAAGCCCGCGTTTTGCCGCTTCCCGGAGGGCCGACAAGGCACAGATTCAACCTGTTGCCATCGGAGTCGCGGCATGCCATCGCTTTCACGAGATCCGCGAAGGACGCATGCTGCAAGCCCATGTCACGCTCCACGCCCTCGGGGGTGACGATCGTGACGCGGCGGGTTTCCTTCGCGACGGCGGCCTTGATCGTTTCGGCGATGTTGCCGATATGGCCGTCCACAATCGCCTTGACCTGTTCGGCATCGACCCCGCCAATGCCCAGCGCCTTGAGCGCTTCGGCGAGCGCCGTGAGCGCCCCAGCGTTCGGCACGGCCGGGTGAGCGGGCAGCTTAGGGGCAGCGACCGGCACGACCGGCACGACCGGCACGACCGGAGGAACCTGTTGCCCGTCCTCCTGTTCGCCGTCGAGCGCTGCCAGCATCATTTTGCGGTGAGCTTCGCCTGCCTGCCGCATCACGTCCTCCACGCGGGTCACATAGGTGAGACGCGGGGTGCGGTCATAGTCGCCGGCAGAGCCGGTAATGACGCGGAGCGCAGCCACAAGCGTGTCCTTACTTGCGTTCGTCGCGCTCATCTTGCCGCTGGCAAGGTCCCGGAATTGCGCCCGGTCTTTGTCGGCGAGCTTCGCTACTGCGGGGTGCATGTATCTGCCTCCGAGAGTGTGAGGGGATGGTCCGATGGGGACAGGAGCAGCAATCGTGCCAGCATCCTGTCACCGGAAACGCGTGCATTATGCAACGGGTAGTGGTGCATCACGTGAGCCTGTTCTGTCGACTACTCGGCGGAACCGTCGAGATTCAGTCGTTCGCAAAGGCTGTCGACCCCCGCGCCGTCGAGTGACGTGTCGTTGTCCTCGCGGGTCACGATGGCGTGCAGCCAGTCCGGGCGGTCCTCCGGACAGTCCGCGAACCCATGCGACTGGTAGAAGCGTAGCGCGCCGAGGATGGTGGCGATTTCCTGTGCGGTGAGCGGCATCACGCCGTTTCCGCTTCGCGTTCGGGGGCAATCGTGCACTCGGCGTCCACATTCGCAGGGGTGGCGGCGAGCATGGTGGCAAGTGACGCCAGCGCCTTGGCGTCGAGCGCCGCGCTGATCTTGCGGGCCTCCGGAACGTCCTGCCGATCGGCGAGCTTGACGGCCGTTCGATTCGCAACCTGTGCCGCACGGTGGACGCACAGAGCGAAACGGAGCCGGTCTTTGGCGCTCATGTAGACACGGGTCATGTCCCTGATCGGGGCGAGGGTGACGGGGGAATCCGGGTGAGTCAGCGGGGGCATCGTGTCGCTCCTGAGAAATGGGCTGGAGCCGACGGTTGAGCAGGAACAGTGCCAGCAACAGGCTGTTTCTCCTGCGCAGTCCGAAGGACCACGCGCGGAAACCGCGGGCACGCGAGGAGACCGGCCGGAAAGCGACGAAAGCCCGTCAACTCTGTCGAATTTCCGTCAGTCTCTGCGTGGATACGTGCGCGGATAGAGCGGGAGCGCCTGCGTCATGCGTGCGCACATGCGCGGGCACATGCGCGGGCGCGGTGGAGCGGCTGCCTGCGCTCTCACGCAAGCAAGCGAGGCAAATCGTCCCGCCACCCTGTTGATCGAGCTGTGAGCCGGTCGAACAGCGCCGAGGTCGAGCTGCAACAGCCCTCGTGCGCTCGAGCGGGGCCGGGTGATGCCTGGGCGCCAGCGCCGCGACGGGCGAGCGCCTGTGCACAGCGCGAGGGAGGGGGGCATCGGACCACGCCGCGACCCCCGGGGGCCATGCGAGAACTCAATAGGCATGTTCACGCACGCTCTGGCCTCTCAGCCGGCTGCCTATGGCGGCCGCGGCCCCTCTGCTGCCCTGCTGAACACCGTTGAGGCGCTGTTCCACGTGGAACACCGGGGGTACTCCATGCTTTCGGAGGCCCAGGGGGGCTTCGTAAGCCAGCACAGCTCTTTTTTGGCTGTAAACAGGCGCTTACAGGCGAAAAAGTCCCCTGGAACCGGCGTGTGGCCGGAGCCAGGGGTCTGGAAGGGGCCGTTGTGGACCCCAGGGAGCCTTGCACGGACGAAAGCGGCGAAGAAGAAGGGCCAGGGACGCTGTCCTCGTCGTCCCCACCTGCCGGTGAGGCGACTGCGGAGCGCATCCTCATGGATTCGGAGACCTGCGTGCAGCGGATTCGCGTTTTCACGGCCGGTTCGCCGCTCTATGGTTGCCGCTACCGCCTGCCGGCAAACCGGGTCTGGTCATGGACCCCGCTTCGGGCAGGATCGTGAACCCTTGACGGGTCGAAAGTCAATGCCCATACTCGCGCGCAGCCGCCGCGGGTATCGGTCCCGCCGCCGTTTCAACGACTTGGAGGTGATCATGCAGGTGATCCTCGAAGGTTGCCCGTGTAAGGGCGCCATTCCACGCCGGCCCATGCCGACCCAGCCGATCCCGCCCGCGCCGAAACGGTGATGTGGTCGAGATCGAGTACCCGCGCAAGCTCTCCCGTGACGAACGGCTCAGGCTGATCGCCATGTCGACCGGCCGGCGCGAGGACTACAAGAAGCTCGACGAGGTGGGCTACGACATGGTCCACGCCCTGCTGTTCGGCAACGGCGACGGGCAAAGGAACAGCGAGGAAACCCTCGCCAAGAAGTACGGCGTCAGCCGCTTCAACCTCAAGCTGTGGATGCGCAAGCAGCGCACCTTCGCGTTCATCGAGGAGGTCGGCACCGAGGGCATCCTGGAGATGATCGCCGAAGGCGCCAGCCTGGCGATGCTCGCCGAGGAGCACCAGGTCAGCAACGGCCTGCTGGAAGCCTGGGCCAAGGAAAAGATCACCCCCGACCAGATGACCGAGGCGCGCAACGCCGCGGCTGAGCACTGGTTCAGCCACAGCTTCCGAGAAATCGACGCGACGAACAACGACCTCGAGCTCGCCCAGGTGAAGGAGAAGATCCGGCTCAAGCAGTGGATGGCCGGAAACGTGACCCGCCGGTTCTCCGAGGACAAGAACGTGCGCATCACCTCCGGCGAGGGCGTCACGTTCGCGATCTCCTACGGCAAGGTGCTCGAGCCCGAGGCCGCGAAATGACCGCGCCCGGCCGGCACGTCGGCTACAACCCGGTCGACGAGGTCTCACGCGAGTTCCACGAGAAGGGCATCAGCGCCCTGGTGCGCGGCATCATGGGCGCGCGCGGGACAGGCAAGTCGGGCACCTGCATCATGGACGGGCTGCGCGGCGCCTCCCAGCAGAACGTCAGCCGCACCGGCGTGCGCCGCAGCCGCTTCCTGGTCCTGCGCGATACCTACCGCCAGCTCGAGACCACCACCATACCGTCGTTCAAGAAGTGGCTCGGGCCGGTCAGCCGCATCCACGGCAACTACCCGATCCGCGCGCTCACGCGCATCCCCAACCTCCAGCACGACGGCACCGCCATCGAGATGGAGACGGTGTTCCTCGCGATGGACGGCGAGAACATCATCGAGAACCTCCAGTCGCTGGAGGCGTCGTTCGCCTGGATCAACGAGGCGCGCGCGATCGAGAACCCGAACATCGTGAACATGGTGCTGGCGTCCTGTGGCCGCTACCCGTCCAAGGACGAGGAGGGATGCAACCAGCGGTTCGTGGTGATGGACTCGAACCCGCCCGACGACTCGCACTGGTGGCACCGCGCCGATGTGGTCGACCGCCCGCCCGGCTGGCACTTCTACACGCAGGAGTCGCCGCTGGTCTACAAGCACGAGGGCCAGCGCGAGAGCTACTCGAATCGCCCGGAGGACTACACCCCGAACCCGCGCGCGCTGTACGCGCGCATCCAGAACGCCGGGTACAACTACTGGCTTGATTTGATCCCGAACGCGAGCGACGCGTTCATCAGGACGATGGTGATGGGGCGCTACGGCACGTTCGTCGCCGGCAAGCCGGTGTACGGACTGTCCTGGACCGAGGAGGTTGTCGCCAAGGAAGCGCTCACGCACAACCAGGCGATCCAGATCGTCGCCGGCATCGACACCTCCGGCCTGCACCCGGCGGCGGTGTTCGGCCAGCTCCGCCAGGGCACGGTGCACATCCTGGGCGAGCTCCACGTGAAGGACACGCCGTTCGAGGAGTTTCTCGACGCCGCGTTCATCCCGTACTGCATGGAGCGGTTCCCCAACTGCTCGATCTTCGCGGTGCTCGATCCCTCGAACCCGCGCGCCGGCATCGGCGGCAAGAACGCGCTCCAGGTGTGCCAGAGCCGCGGCATCGCCGCCACGCTCGCGCCCACCAACATCTTCAACCGGCGCATCGGCGCCGTGACTACGCTGCTGATGCGGCGCAAGGCGCTGGTGATCGACCCGCGCGCGCAGCTTCTACTCGCCGGGTTCCGTGGCAAGTACCGCTACGAGAAGATCGAGGCCCAGGGCATCCAGGAGGTCTACAAGCCGCAGCCGGTGAAGGACGAGTACGCCGACGTGCACGACGGGATGCAGTACCTGTGCCTGTACTACCAGTTCGGGCGCCAGGAGCAGAAGATCATCGTGCCTCAACGTAGGGTTCTGATGGCCTGATGGGCGCCACATTCACATCGAACCAGGCCGACGGCCAGCGCCTCAAGAACACGATCGAGGCGCGTCCGAGCGATCGGGAAGAACGCTTCGATCCGCTCGCCGACATGGTGATGCGCCGCTGGTGGGACGCCTGCATGTGGATGCAGTCCAGTTCGATCACCGACTGCTCCATCAACGAGCTCCTGTACCGCTGCTATCGCCAGCGCGCGGGGATCTACGATCCCGAGGACGCCGGGCTGCTCGACGGCATCGACGTGTACCTGCCGCTCACCGACATGAAGGCGATGGCGGCGGAAGCGTGGATGCGCGACATGATGATGGGGGCGATCGACCTGCCCTGGACGGTGGAGCCGACGCCGATTCCCGAGCTCCCCGCGCGCCTTCAGATGAAGGTGCTGCGCGATCTGAAAATGGAGATCGCCCAACAGGTTGCGGGGAACCCGCTGATCGCCGCGCGCGCGCTGAACGATCTCCCCGACCAGGCACAACAGCTTGCGTTCGGCTCGATGATCGCCCAGTACCCGGGCGATTTGCAGAAGGTCGCTCGCGATCTCAAGGAGTCGCAGCGCGTCATCGCCCAGTCGGAGGCGGTGCGCGCAGCGAAGAACATGGAACGCCTGATGCGCGATCAGACGATCCAGATGAACTTCGACAAGACCATGCTCTCGTTCTTCCACGACATGGTCACGTACCCGGCCGCGATCCTCAAGGGGCCGATCCTCACGAAGCGGCCGACGTTCGAGTGGCGCGGTAACAGGCGCGTACAGGTCGTGAAGGAAATGCTCGACGCCTACCGCGTCAGCCCATTCGACTTCAAGCCGTCGCCGGACTCGCCGGACACGCAGCGCGGGACGTTCGTGCTCGAGCGCTTCCGCCTGACCAAACGCGCGCTCATGCAGGCCAAGGGCCAGCGCTACTGGATCGACGATGGCATCGACCGCGTGCTCCAGATGTACGCGCGCGGCACGATCAACTGGCTCACCGAGACGATGGACGCCAACCCGGAGATCGACCGGAGGCTCCAGTCCCTCGCCGACGACATGACGGTCGACGCGATCGACCACTATGGAATCGTGTCCGGGCGTGAGCTCCGCCCATACGGATTCTCGGCCGACGAAAAGGAGTTCTACGAGGCGCGCGTGGTGATGTGCGGCTACCAGACCCTGTCGGTGCGCGTCATCGGCGAGATCAACGCGCAGATGCGCCCGTACCACAGCTCGAGCTACGAGAAGATGGGCGAGCAGTTCTGGAACCAGTGCCCGGTGATGAAGTTGCGGACCATCCAGCGCTCGGCGAACGCGGCGCTGCGCTCGTCGATCCGCAACATGGCGTTCAGCTCGGGGCCGATGGCCGAGATCGACATCAGCCGCGTGCAGCGCTTCGTCTCGAAGCTGGAGGACCTGACGAGGATCGAGCCGTTCCAGGCGCGGCTGGTCGACCCGGACATGATGAACGGCGGGCGTTCCGCCTACCAGTTCACCAACGTCCCGTCGACGATGCTGCCGCTGCTCAAGACGATCGAGTATTACATGAAGCTCGCCGACGACGTGAGCAACATCCCGAACTACGCACAGGGCGAGACCGGCATCCAGGGCGCCGGGCGCACCTTCCGCGGCTTCGCGGCGGTGTTCGCGCAGGCGCTCAAGGTGTTCAAGATGCCGGTGCAGAACATGGACATCGACCTGTTCCAGCCGTTCAGCGAGATGCTCTACAACTACAACATGGAGTTCAGCACCGACGACTCCGTGAAGGGCGACGCCAAGACCTACGCGCGCGGCGCGCAGGGCCTGGTCGAGCGAGAGATGTCCGAGCAGAAGTCGCTCGAGACGATGCAGATCGTCGCGCAGATGGCGCCGGCGTTCATCCAGGTCGCTCCGCAGGAGGCGCAGAAGGCGCTCAAGTTCGTCATGGGCAAGGCGCTCCAGGCGCTGGGCGTTCCGATCGAGAGCTTCGGCCTCAACCCCGACCTCACCGCGGCACTCACCGAAGAAACCAATGCGCCGACGAACTCCGGGGCGCAAACTCCCATCCCGGGGATCGGCGCTACGCCATCGCCAGACGCAGGCCCGACCGGAGGCCCGCCTCAACCTATTGCGGTTCCCGGCGCGGCATAGGAGAACGACATGAATCTCGACGGCTCACCTGTCCTGGTCGGCGATAGCATCTGGGACATCCTCCTCGGATACACCGGCATCGTTACGGCCGTCGGAGGGGGAACGTTCAAGTTGGCGTTCGGTACGGGCCGCACACTCACCTACTCCGGCAACGGGCAGGTCGCCGGCGCGAAGCGCGCGTACTGGCTCAACCCGATCCTAGCCGTCCCCAGCAAGGCAGATCCGCAGTGGTCGACCCTGACCGCCGTCGTGGCTGCCGTGCGCGCCAACCCGTGCCCGTGAGAACGCCATGAACGACGAATCCTGCTGCCCGCCTGCCGGTCCGTTCACCAGCGGGCTCATCCCCTGCACGCCGGGTCCGCACGTCTATCCGGCCTGCTACACGGTGCCTCCGGGCGAGACGGTGTTCGAGGGCTTCAAGTCGATCACGCTGAACCCGGACTGCACGGCGGCGAGCGTCGTCATCCTCGACTCGAACAGCGTGCCGGTTCCCGGCGCCGTCGAGACCGGCTGCCCGGACGAGAGCGGCTGCTGCGATACGACCGCTCTCTGCGGAATTTTCCAGGGCTTCCCGACGCAGGTGCCGGGCATCACCGACATGGCGATTTTCGTCACGCCGGCCGGGTGCTTCCTCGGTGTGCCGGGCGGCGGCGGCGGCGGGTTCCCCGGTTACGGAGTCCCAGTCTCAACGGCCTGCGCGAATGCGGCGGGTGTCTCGCTGCTCGTGGCGCGCGCGGATCACGTACACCGCGCCGCCCAGGCTGTGGATCTGGCTGGTGTGCTGATCGGAACCCGTTGCGCGATCAACTTCATCAGCGCGGGAAGCGTCGTCACCCCGACCGTGCTGGTGGTCGACAACGGCGGCTCCGACCGCGTCGACGTGACGATCAACGCGCAGCAGATCCTCAACGTGTTCGAGGACGCGACTCTGATCGCGACGAACCCGGACGAGCTCCATTTCGAGGACGGCCTGCTCGCGACGGTGACCTCGCCGACCGTGCACGTCAACCTCGACTACGGTACGCCGCCGGTCAACACCGTGCATGCGACGGCTCCATCCGCCGGCGTGTCGACCCAGGTGCTGCGCGCCGATGCTGTGCTCCAGGCGCTCACTGCTGCTCCGGTCACGATCGGCATCGCCAATGCTATCGGCGTTGCGGCGGGGCTCGCGCGCGCGGATCACGTGCACCGTGGTGCCGTTCCTGTTGCGCAGAACGGCTCGCCTGTTGCCACCGAGCCGGGCATCAACATCATCGACGGCACCGGCATCTCGACGACCGTGGTGGACGACCCGGGTAACAACCAGGTCAATATCACGATCGCATCGACCGTCACCCCCTTCCCTGGATACGGCACGCCGGTATCGACTGCGCAGGCGAACGCAGCGGGCATCAGCCTGCTTGTCGCTCGAGAAGATCACGTTCATCGCACGATCGTCCAGTTCCAGGATTCGGGCGTTCTCATCAGCAGCCGCCCGACCGTCAACTTCATCGACGGCACCGGCATCACGATCACGGTTGTCGATGACGGCGGCTCCGATCGCGCCAATGTCACGATCGCCAATTCCACAGGCGTAACAGGTTTTGCCACCCCGACAGTGGCCGCGGATGCCGCGGCGGCTACGGGCGGCGCCGCAACTACCGCGATTCGCAGCGACGCGAAACTGCAAGTTTCCACTGCTGCGCCGACAGTCACGGTGAAGTCGGAGGCGACTGCGGCAAGCACGGGCGTCGCAGCGACTCTGCTCAGAACCGATGCGCAGATCCAGGCGCTCACCGCCGCGCCGAGCGTGAACGTCCTTTCGGACGCTTCCACCTTCTCGCAGGGGGCGGCGAGCTCGCTACTTCGCTCGGACTGCCGGTTCATCGCGACCACGGCAGTCCCGGTTGCCACGGGTACGGCGAACGCGCAGGGCGTTGCCACTACGCTCGCGCGCTCCGACCACGTCCACCTGACCTCGTTCACGGGGATGGTGTTCTCGCGCGGGGCCACCGTTCTTAACCCGGCCGTGCAGAACACGATCGTCTGGCGCGCGCCGTTCGCGTGCACCGTGACCAACGTGCGCGGCTATCGTGTCGGCGGCACTGGCGCCACGATCAACGCGCGCAGGAATGGCGTGAGCAACCACCTTGCCGCCGCCGTCAGCCTCGCCGCTGCGGATACATGGGTCGATGGCGGCGCGGTGGCGAACACCGCCTACGTGGCCGGAGACAAGCTCGAGATCATGGTCGTCACGATAACTGCGGCGCCGACGCAGATTGCGGTGCAGGTCGACTACACGAGAGCCTAAAGGAGCGAAGCGATGATTCGCGCACTTGAAATTCCGCAGTGGGATAGCCCTTTCTCCGCGACCCCGCTGACCAATGTGTTCTTCGTCGTAGAAAGCATCTCGATCGACGTGCAGCGCGAGCGATACGAGGTGAAGGTCGCCGTGTATCTCGACGAGGACGCGCTCAAGGCGGGCCGCGCGGCCGTGCAGAGGGTGAACTACGCGAACGAGGATGGCGTGTTCCCGGATTGGACAACGGCTATCGCTGACGCCGCGTTTCAGGGATCTTTCGAGACCCTGAGAGACTGGGCGTTTGGCGTGCTCAAGGCGAACGAAGGCAAAACCACCGGGGCCAAGGACGTAGCCTAAAGCATGCCGTTCCCCACCTTCGTCGCCAGCGGCGCGCTTTCGGAGAGCACGGGCACGATCACGCCCGTGCTGCCCGCCGGCATCCTCGCCGACGACATCCTGCTCGCCTTCTTCTCGACGGCGAACGAGGCCGTCACGATCCCCACGCCCAACGGCGGCGTGTGGACCGAGGTCACGAACAGCCCGCAAGGCTCTGGCACGGCGGGGGGCACAGGATCTCGCCTCACCGTGTTCTGGTCGCGCTACAACGGTGTGCAGGGCAACCCGACGACGAACGACCCCGGCAATCACATAGGCGGGCGGATCTCCGCGTTTCGTGGGTGCATCACCGCCGGCGATCCGTTCAACATTTCTAGTGGGGCGGCAGGATCGACCGCCGCGATCACGGTTCCGGGGGCCACTACCACCGTCGCCGACTGTTTGGTTGTCATGCCGCTCACGACCGGCGACAGCAGCGACGTACTCGGTGCGCCGGTGAACGCCAGCTTTGCCGGCATCGTCTCTCTTTTCAACAGCGCGATCGGCAGCGGCAACACCAGCCGCATGCGGGTTTCGACCGGAGAGGATGCGGTCGCCGGGCTCTACGGCTCTACGACTTCGACAACCGATGGCGACGATTGGGGCGGCATGACGATCGCGCTACAACCTCCTGCGGTCGCCGTCCAATCGGTCGCTGCGTGGATTCAGGACGACATGGGGTGAGACGATGATCGGCCTGGACTTTTTCACGCGCGATACCGTGGTCATCTGGGCTACGCGAGTGTGCGTTCTCGCGCTCGCTGCGCTGATCTTGGCGCTCGTGACGCGACTGATATACGGCGCAATCCGTGGGCGCATCGACCTGGCCGACCTGTTGACCGGGCCGAGTGGCCGACTGTCGTGGTCGCGCGCGTTTGGCACGGTCGCCGCCGGCGCGTCGACGATGATGCTTATGGAGCTGTCCGCTGCCGGCAAGCTGTCCTGGGAACACCTCATGGTGTATCTGGCCGCCGCCGGGCTCGTGGATCTCGGAAAGCGTGGCCTCACCACCTGGGAGACGGTCACGAAAACGAAACAGAACGGCGGTTCCGCGGAATCGAAGCCGGAACCTACTAGGATGCCGCGAGGAGAAATCTGATGAACCAGTGTGCGCCACAGTGCCTAACCTTCGCCCCGTACATCGCGGGGCCGCTCCAGCCAATCTCCGTTGCCGAAGGGCAGCCGATCGCGCCGGTCGTCATCACGATCTATGGGACGCTCCCGTTCGGGGTGTCGATCTGCGGAAACCCGACTTTCCCGGTCACGATCCAGGCTGTGATCTCCGGAATCCAGCTCGTGGGGAACCTGTTGACGGTCAACTTCGCGACTCCGGGAGCCGGTGACGCTGGCGTCTACAGCGTGCAGCTCTGCATCACCAACCAGTTCTGCTGCGAGGACCTCCAGGTCCCGATCTCCGTGACGGTGACGCCATGAATCTCAACAGGTGGGATGACAGCAAGTGCAACCCGTGCAACTGGAAGTGGTACTGGCCCCTCCTCTCGTGGATGGAGAGCGAATGCCTGTGCTGCTCGTTCACGCGCGCTGTCGCGCTTGGCCTCGGGATCGGCTTGATCGCAAGCGCGATCGTGCCGTGGTGGCAAGTGAAATGCGTCGCTGGGCTCGTTCTCATCGTGCTCGTGTGCGCGCTGGCGATGATCGACCGGAAAGAACCTCCGCAGGGACCTACTAAGCAAGGGGAACAAGCATGAGCACGAAGAACATCGTCATCTTCGATGCCGACTCGGTATCGAACATTTCGCAGATCATCTGCGTGATCGAGCAGGCGTGCTTCCAGGTCCAGGCGTACAACCTCGGCCCCGGAGAGACCGTTACGTTCGATTCCGTGATCGTCGAGCCAGGGCAACTGGCAAGCGGCGGGAACTCGTGCTGCGAGATCCCCGCGAGCCAGGCGCCACAACAGATCGGCTCTGGCATGTACTCCCCGTGCGGGCAGCAACTCACCTTGAGCGACACCCGCAACATGGTCGTCGTGCGCACGCCGGGATGCTATCGGATGGTGCTGACGCCGTCAGCGCTGGGAACCGCCATCGTCACCGCGATGCTCATGGACGATGCGGACGCATGCGAGGCCGCGGCGTCGGCTTGCTGCTGCGAGCCCGAGGTGGCGTGGCTCGGCTCGAGCCTCAACCCGTGTCTGCTCATCACGCCAGGCGGCCCGCTTGGGCATACCCCGCTATTCGACATCAACGCCTGTTGCCTGTTTCAACAGGTCACGACGGTCCAGGTTCCGCAGCTCTCCGACGAAGTGATCTTCCTCTCGGGCGGGGCGTGCTTCCGCACAACGATCGACGAGCTTTTCAATAACGCGGTGGTGTGCGACTCGCTGGGCGAATTTCCGATTCTGCCTGTTGCGCCCGGAGACACCGTCGTCGCGGTTGACATCGGGGATGCGTGCAAGCGCGTGGATGTAGCCGCTCTCGTCTGCTCCGTCATGCAGGCGTTCCCGTCATGCGCATGCGAGCCGAATCCAGGAGACCAGGTAGCCATCATCCAAGGCGGCGCATGCCTCCTTGCAACATGGCCCACGGTGGATGTGTGCGATCAGATCGCGCTGTTGCCCACGGGGGCGCTGATCGTTGGCGACAAAGTCCTCGTTCGCGAGGTGGGCGGTGCGTGCAAGCAGGTGCTGGCGAGCACGTTAAGCGCTGCCTTCCCGCTGCTCGCTCCGAGCGGGTCATGCCTCGCCCCGAGCTACAGCTTCACCGCGTCGCCGGACAGCGGGATGTTCTACACCGGCACAGCGGTGCGTATCAGCGACGACAACTGCGTCGACTTCATCGAGGTCGGGGCGAGCATCACGATCAAGACAAATACGACCACGATCTCCGTTCAATCCGGCAGCAACGTCGCCATCACCGCCAACAGCACCATCACGGCAACCGCGAATACCAACTTCACCGCGACCGCCGGGTCTGTGGCAAAGATGCAGGCGGGGCTGGCTTTTTTGTCGGCAAACGCAGGAGATTTCGTAGAAATAGAGGCCAGCCAAGTTCAGATTCGCGGGCGCACCAACAATGTGTTCGGCTCAAGCATCGACATCCACGGATCAGATGCGAACACGGTCAACGCTGGCAGCGCGCAGATTCGTGGCGGCACTGCTTTCGGCGGCGCGTTCAACGGCGGGCAGATGGATGTTGTCGGCGGCTCGTCGCTCGGCGGGATAGCAGGTAGAGCGCTTATACAGGGTGGCGCGGCGAATGGAGTCGGCGCCACGCCGGGGACCGTCGTCGTCTGGGGCGGCCCTAACATCGTGGGCGGAATTGCTGGCGACGCATTCATCGTCGGCGGCCTCGGCATTGGCACTATCGCCACTTCGGGCGACGTGGTCATCGCCAGCGGCGATCCGCTGAACTTCGTCACGTTCCAACTAGAACGCTTGCGCGTCGTCGGTCCCACCGGAGCGTGGCAGTTGGCGGGGAATCCAGGCATCGCGGGCGAAGCCATCACATCGCAAGGACCGGCGGCACCGCCAATTTGGGCGACGCCGAGTCCGTCGTTCCCGCTGCTCGCGCCGGATGGGGCGTGCGCGGCACCCAGCTATGCGTTCACGACAGACCCAGATTCGGGGATGTTTTTCGACCCGGCATCGCCATTCCTCTGCGGCGGCGGCCCATCGGTCACGATCGGGTTCAACAACTGCGCTTCGCGTGTCGATGTTGGCGATAGCGTCCGGCTGGGCGCCCTCAACGGCGACTTCATCGAAATCGGATGCAGCATTACCGCTCAAGGCGCATCCGGAGCGCAGCCAAGCTCGGTTTCAATCGTCGGCGGTACGAGGAGCATCGCGGGGGCGCTGGGCACCTTCGGCCACGCCGCTTCTATCGGCGGCGTCTCGAACGTCGACGCGCGCCGCGCAGGCGCTGCCTATCTACAAGGCGGAGACGCAAATATCCTCGCTTTGGCGGGCGGGGCTTTCGTAACCGCGCTCGGTGGTCGCGCGACCAACGTAGAGGGCGCACTGGAGAAGGGAGGGGATGCAGTCATAGCATCCGGGCGTGGCGTCAACCCTGGGGACGTGGTCCTCGGCACGAATGCCACGTTCAACCCTGGCGGCCAGACCTTT